ATGGTATCACTAAACTATGATAGAGGACTAAGTGCATTTATCGTAGGTGATAGCCCAATGAGATTAACACCAGATGCTACTTCACTAAATGAATGGGCAACTAACGTTCGTAAGGCTGTAGAAGATAACGACGATGGCTTAGTAAGTTTCGACGAATACTTAGGCATTTACTATCCAGCAGGATTTACAAGTGATAACGCAGGTAACAACGTTGTTGTTCCAGCATCACACATGGCGTTAAGAACTATTGCACTAAGTGATCAGGTATCGTTTCCATGGTTTGCACCAGCAGGTACAAGACGTGGTGGCGTAACTAACGCAACAGCAGCAGGTTATATTAATAGCGAAGGCGAATTTGTAAGTGTAGCACTTAACGAAGGTCAAAGAGATACACTTTACGCACAAGCAATTAACCCAGTTACATTCCTAAGCGGAAGCGGATTGGTTGTATTTGGACAGAAGACAAGAGCAAGAAATGCAAGTGCATTGGATAGAATCAATGTAGCACGTTTGGTTGTATACTTACGTAGTCAACTTAACAAACTTGCAAAACCATACTTGTTTGAACCAAATGATAAAATTACAAGAGATGAAATCAAAGGTGCAGCAGAAAGTCTAATGTTAGAACTTGTTGGACAAAGAGCACTTTATGACTTCCTAGTTGTATGTGATGAATCAAACAACACACCAAGTAGAATAGATCGTAATGAACTATATCTTGACATTGCAATTGAACCAGTTAAGGCTGTAGAATTTATTTACATTCCACTTAGACTTAAAAATACAGGAGAAATTGCAGGACTTTAATTAGGTGATTAGACCCCTGAAATATGGGGTCGACACTTTGATAAATACTAGCAACAGGAGAAAAATAGAATGGCAATCTCAACATTATCAAAAATTACAGTTCCTTTAGCGAGCGACACAAGCGCAAGCAACCAGGGACTTTTAATGCCGAAACTACAATATCGCTTTAGAGTGACATTGGAAAATTTTGGTGTAACTAACGCAACAACAGAATTAACAAAACAAGTTATTGATGTTACCCGTCCTAACATAACATTTGAAGAAATTACACTAGACGTGTATAACTCCAGAAGTTACTTAGCAGGTAAACATACTTGGGAACCAATTACATTGAATGTACGTGATGACGTAAGTAACAATGTACAGAAACAAGTAGGCGAGCAACTACAGAAACAGTTTGACTTCTTTGAACAGTCAAGTGCAGCAAGTGGTATTGACTACAAGTTCCTAACACGTATTGAAGTATTAGACGGTGGTAACGGTGCAAATGAAGTAGGTGTTTTAGAAACATTTGAACTTTATGGCTGTTTCCTAAACAACGCTAACTACAACACATTAAACTATGCAACAAGTGATGCAGCTACTATTGCATTATCAATTAGATATGATAACGCAATCCAAACTCCAGTAGGCCAAGGAGTTGGTACTACAGTTGGCAGAACAGTCAACTCGCTAGTAACAGGCGGCGGCGTATAATAAACGCTAACTAGATTGCTATTCGAATAAGAAAAGGAAGTCGGAAACGTCTTCCTTTTTTTTATATACGCACTTAATCCTTTAGGATAAATATTAGTATGGCAAATAAGTTAAACGGATTCTTAGACAATTTTTTCGGTGGTGCTCTAAACCCTAAGGGTAATTTAGGCGACTTTGCACACGCCTCTAGATTGTATGTAGACGATGCATTTAGACTTGCTCCTAAAACAAAGTTTCTTTATTTTGTAAATTTTAACTTTTACAAAGATGATAAGCATGATGTTTTAGCAGGCTTTCCTAAGATGCAAAACAGACACAGAGCAGAATTAAACATGCTTGTAAAAAGTGTTGACCTTCCTCAATATAGATCAAGTGTTGATGTAAAAAATGCATACAACAGAAAGAAGAATGTACAAACACGTATAGACTATACTCCTGTTAGTATGACAATGCATGATGATAATAATGGTCTAACAACTATGCTTATGGAAGCATACTATAGATATTACTATAGAGATAGCAACATATCTGATATTACAGCAAGTTATGACCCACGTTCAACTTACAAAGAAGCAAATGGCAGAACATATAGATTTGGTCTTGACAATGACAAAATGGTGCCTTTCTTTAAGAACATAAAACTATATCAATTTAGCAGACATGAGTACACAGAATACACTCTTGTAAATCCTTTAATTGAAAGTTGGGGCCATGATACTATGGACCAAACAGACGGTTCTGGTATAGCAGAAAATAAAATGACAATCAACTACGAGTCAGTGCTGTATAGTAGAGGTCGTGTAGGCGAAGATAGTCCTGCAACATTTGCAACAGACCATTATGATACTTCACCAAGTCCATTAAGTGTAGCCGGCGGCGGCGTAGGCAATTTATTCGGCGCAGGCGGAGTACTAGATGGCGCATCAAGTGTACTAGGAGATATCACTAGTGGTAACTTTGGTTTAGGTAGTGTACTTACACTTGCTAACACAGTTAAAAATGCAAAGAGTCTTAGTTCAGACAGTCTTAAAGCAGAAGGTCTAAGTATACTTACAGGTGCTATTACTAACGCAGGCAAAAAAGGCCCAGGCGGCTTACCAGGCATATTAGTGCCTAAGTCTAATGGTAATGGCGGAAGTGCAAATACTACATCTGCTACATCAAATAGTGCAACAAACAATCCTGCACTTTCAGCAGCTAAAGTTGGTGCAGCACAAGCCGCAAATAATTTACCTGTAACAACAGGAGGTGACGGATAATGGCACAAGGAAATTTACCACAAAAAGGTTACAACACAAGCGATGAACCTATTAGAGAATTCTTTGATACGTATTATCAAAACAAATTAGAATTTCCTAGCAACGATGTTGATGCTGTACTAGCATACTTTGGTAAAAGAGGTTTTGAAGATAGAGCTAGTGCAAGTGTTGCTAGTATACTTTTACAACAAGCAAAAGTAGACGGTGTTCCGGTATTTAGATTGCTTGATACATTAAAAGGTTTAAACGAAAGTCAACTTAGTGCATTAGTTGCAGAAGTGTTAAACTATGCTAGAGGAAAAACAAGCACACTAGGTTTTCAAGTACCAGTAGAAACTAACATCGTCGAGTCCAGAAACATAGAAACGTTTGAGGACTAAAAATGGGCAGATTCGCTCAGGGTAAATTTAATCTAAAAAATCCTGACAAATACGCAGGCAACAAAACCCCTACATACAGAAGTAGTTGGGAATTTGCATTTATGCGATTCTGCGACGAACATCCAAGCGTAGCACAATGGGCTAGTGAAGCAATTAAAATTCCATATAGACATCCTTTTACAGGAAAGCATACAATATACGTACCTGACTTCTTTATAGTATATGTAGACAAAAAAGGCAAACAAAAAGTTGAACTAATAGAAGTTAAACCAGCAAATCAAACAATCAAAGAAAAAGTAGGCAGATCAAAAGTAAATCAAGCGGCATGGGTAGTAAATCAAGCCAAATGGGGTGCAGCACAAGCATGGTGTAAACAAAAAGGTATCTTTTTTAGAATAGTAAACGAAGATGATATTTTCCACCAAGGCAAAAGAAGATAAATAATACTAGTAGTTAATAGGAAGCACTATGACGAAAAAATTAGAAGAAATGTTAGATTTGCCAGAATCTAAAGAAATAATAGAAGAAGCAAAGGCCAAAGAAGAGTCTAAGCCAATCGCACAACATAGAGAAACGTTGCGTGATATTGCCGAGTTTGATAAAATAAGCTCAGCACTACCTGCGGTAAAAGGCTTAGGTGAAATGGCAGATACTGAGCTCAACGATATTGCTGATAGAGCATTAACAGCATATGAAGATCTAATGGATCTTGGTATGAACGTAGAGTCACGTTATAGTGGTCGTGTATTTGAAGTTGCAGGAGGCATGTTAAAAACAGGGCTTGATGCAAAAATAGCAAAACTAGACAAAAAACTAAAAATGGTTGACTTACAACTTAAAAAAGAGAAAATGGATAAGGACAGTGGCTCCGGTGACGATAGTATGGTCAATGGAGAAGGCTATGTTGTAACAGATCGCAACAGTCTATTAGAGAAACTAAAAAACGTCCAATCAGATAAATAATATATATAGGAAAAATACAATGGCGTTTGAAAAATTTTTAGCAGAAGCAAAAAAGGTGTATCCTTTTAAAATCGGTATAGCTGGAGAACTTCCAGAAGGCTGTGAAGACATGTTAAAAACGTGCTTAGAAAAGTATGGAGTTAACAATATATCTTCAGGCAAGAAAACACCTATTCAAGAACGTCCATTAGATTTTCCACAACTACAAAATATGGAAGTAACATATTTTGAAACAGAACTTAATTATCCAACAACAACTCAAGTACTCCAAGAGTACTTAGGTCAATGCTGTGGTATAGATCAATCTTACATCATTGTTAGAAACCCAATGGAACCACAAGAGCAATATCAAGAAGAAACACAAGACGGTGAGTATGTTGCAAAACTAACTACCGAAGAACTAGAAAGCGTTGACGGCCAGAACGAAGTTGCAGGCAACAGAGTAATGGACTTGTTAAAAGAGTTAGAAACAGCTCGTAAAGAGCGTAGTTTTGATACTGTCGACGGACCAGTTGGTGAGTCAAGTGATATCGACAACAGCGAAAACACTAAAAGCGCAATAGGGAGCTAATTATGAATATGAAAGATATGATTCAGCGTATGACAGATATCGAAGCTGAAAAACAACAATTAAATGAAAACGAAGCAGGTATGCCACCTATGGGTGCGCCAATGAGTGCTCCAGCAATGGACCAAGGTAATCCTGTAACAATTAATGTATCAATGAATGCCAGTGGTAAAGAGCATGTAGCAGACTTACTAGACATGATGAAAAATGCAGGTCTAAATGATGCAGAGCCAGTAAGTGCAAAAACACTTTCACCACGTTTAGATATGGAACGTTTAGCAGGCATTATGGATGATCCAAAGATTCCAGGTAAAGACGAAGTACCGGGTGACGAAGATACAACAGATAGTAGTTGTAATGATGACATTGATGCAGACGATGAGCCAGTAGAAGAATTTGCTAACTCACCTGAAGGTTCAGAAGGTGATCCAGACTACAAAGATCATCATCACATGACAAAAGATTTAAGCGGCGGTATTAACCGTAAGAAGAAACAATACAAGGCTGCACAGCCAGGCGATAATGCAATGGCAATGGAAGGTATTAAAGAACACCTTTATAACTTACTAGCTGAAAAGAAAGGCAAGCCAGACTTTTTAGATCTAGACAAAGACGGTGACAAGAAAGAGCCTATGAAAAAAGCTGCTAAAGACGCAGGCAAAGGCAAAGGTAGCAAG